AAACAACTACGACTTCAATAAGGTGGATCCAGATGGTGGTTTCGATTATTTACTTAGTTTTAACGGCAATATCTTTCGGGTTGCTTGTGACCTCTCTTTTTTCCAAAGCGATGTCGGAGCTTACGCTATCGGTAGTGGCGGTCAGTTTGCTCTTGGGTATCTTTATTCAGATGTCCAGACTGAACTGGAGTTAGAAGACGCAAAGCGACTCGCCCGAAAAGCAGTTGAGATTGCATCGGTCCTTGACGTCAACACTGGCAAGCCTTTACAGTTGGTAGTCCAGGAGAGGACGATGTAATGATTAAGCTCTATAAGAAATTACGTTGTTGGGTATGTGGTCATATGTGGTTTTGTGATGGCCCATCTTCAACTTGCGTTTGTTTAGAATGTGGAAAGGAACTGCAATGACCGATGCTAAAGAGTTGTTGATAAACGTTCTACGTGCTAAAGATGCAAGTAGATCACGTTCAGTGCAGACACAGGTAGGTCCATCAGAACTTGGTGGTTGCCGTCGTAAGGTTTGGTATCGGTTGAATGCACAACCGGAAACTAATGATAACGAATTAAAACTTGCAGCAATTATGGGAACTGCTATTCACGCAGCCATTGAAGAAGCTATCGGTGCTATTGACCCAAAGGGTGAGAAGTATGTAGTTGAAGCTGAAGTTCAACACGGCGATATGAAAGCACACGTTGACTTATTCATACCAGAATCTGGTGATGTGATTGACTGGAAGACTAGCAAGATAAAGAACCTAGGCTACTTCCCATCAACGCAACAGCGTTGGCAGGTGCAGGTATATGGCTATCTATTATCCAAGAATGGTTATGATGTTAAGAATGTTAACCTTGTAGCGATTGCACGTGATGGTGATGAACGTGATATCAAGTGGCACTCAGAACCTTACGATGAAGCAATGGCACTTGAAGCACTGGGTTGGTTAGCAGCAGTTAAAGAATCTGCAACACCACCTGATCCTGAGAAGGATGAAAGTTACTGTAAGTTCTATTGTAAATACTATGACGCATCTGGTGAGATGGGATGCGTTGGTCTAAAAAAAGAACGTATCGAAGTCAGTGAGGTAGTAATACCGGACCCTGATGTTGACAAGAATGCGTTGTTATATTTACAGTATGACGCACAGATAAAAGAACTAGAAAAACAAAAGGATTCCTTGAAGGCCAGCTTCGAGGGAGTAATAGGTAGCACTCTTAGCGGAGTGCAAATCAGTTGGACAACAGTCGCTGGTAGGTCTACTGTTGACGACAAGGAAGTTGAGAAACTTCTAGGCTTTGTTCCTAAGAAATTAGGACCAGAATCTAATCGCTTATCTATCAAACAAAGTGGAGGCAAGTAAATGGCAGCACCCGATTCAACCAAGTTGCAGGCTAACTTTAAGTTAGCTGATGGAACTCTTATTAATATCTATGCTTCATCACAAGCAGAACTTGAAGCACAACTAACAACACTACAAGATGTGGCTGAACTAATTAAGTCAACATCAACAGCACTAGGTAGCGGTGGTAACTTTGCATATGCAGCAAAGGCATTTAACGCTACACCGGTAGTTGATACACCACCTTTTAACAATGCTCCTGCTTCGACAGGAGCGGAACAACAATGCAAGCACGGAACAATGTCACTTCGTAGCGGAACTAACGCACAAGGTAAAGCCTGGAAGGGCTTGATGTGTGCAGCACCGAAGGGCGCACCTGATAAGTGCGAGACGGTGTGGATCCGATAACTAATGCGAGAGCCTCAAGAATTCGAGGCTCCATTATGTGCCGAAGTGGGCGGAGATTACTGGTTTCCTGAAATAGAAATCGGTTATCAGATGCAACAGATTTATCCAGAGCGTGGAGTGGTGTCCTTACCAAAGCAACACCACTGCCTGACGTATGGAGAGCCTTATCTAATAAGCAAATCAAGTTTAGACGTGGGCAAGTATGTATGGTTGCAGCAGCACCTAATGCTGGTAAGTCAATGTTCGCATTGATATATGCAATCAGAGCAAATGTGCCTACGTTATTCTTCTCTGCTGATACTGACACAACTACGGTTATGATGAGAGCTGCGGCTCATCTATCAGGACATTCTCAGGTGTTAGTTGAAAGCAACTTGGCTAGCAACACTCATTATTACGATCAGCATTTACCAAGACTAAATAACATTAAATGGGTCTTTGATTCATCACCTTCAATAGATGACCTTGAACTTGAGATTCGGGCGTATGTAGAATTATATGGCGAGGCGCCAGAGTTGATAGTCATAGACAACTTAATGAACGTAGTTGCTGAAACTGATAATGAGTGGGCTGGTCTTCGTGCAATTATGATGGAGCTACACGATATGGCACGTAAGACTGAAGCGTGTGTGCTGGTATTGCACCACGTATCAGAGCAGAGTGAGTATGGTTCTACTATTAACCCACCTGCACGTCGTGCTATTCACGGCAAGGTAAGTCAATTACCGGCGCTGATACTCACCCTGGGTTATGACCCACAAGATAATGTATTAAGAGTTGCTGTAGTTAAGAATCGTTTTGGGCCACACGCTGCTGATGGTAAAGATTATGCAGGACTCTTTACTAACTATGGTGCTTGTCAGATAAACGATGCTGATGCCTATGGCAGAATGTATAGACATCAGGCGATGGCTAGCAATAGCATTCAAGGATAAGAAGCAATGGCAGAAGTAACTTACGATGAATTGTTGGCAGAAGTTGACCGCCTAATTAATGTTCTTACAGATAGTTTTGGTGTGGAAGTTCTTAAAAAAGTAGTGCAATTACATAGGCCAGCAGGTCGTTATTGTTTCTCTTGTGTAGGAGAAAATGCCAATGGCGTGTTATATCCCTGCCCTACTATTGAGGTTATTGAGAAAGGGTTATTGTGAACACAGAGATCCAATATCTAAAGAAGCGTATAGTCAAGCTGGAGATGGACTTTGCGGGCTTCGCTTCGCTACTCATACAGGCAGGAATCGTTGAGGTTATAGAGGAAGACGGACAACAAGTCTTTAAAGTCAACAAGGTAAAACTTGATGGCAAGTAAATACAACCGAGTCAAAGGTAGCATCTTTGAAACAGATGTTATGAAGTGGCTCCGTAAAGCAGGTGTCCTAGCTGAACGCTTAACTAAAGCGGGTAGCAAGGATGAAGGAGATATGGTTGTTGTCATCGCTGGCAAGACCTACATCCTCGAACTCAAGAACAGGTCAACTTTATCGTTGCCTGAATTCTGGAGGGAAGCAGAAGTTGAGGCGCTTAACTATGCTAATGCTCGTGGTATCGGGGAAGTGCCACTGCATTACGTTGTAGTCAAGCGCCGAAACTCTGGCATAGAGAATGCTTGGGTAATACAAGATCTAAAGCAGTGGTTAAAGGAGAAGCAATGAAAGATGATGAGCCTAGCTATACCGAATATGAAGATTGGATAATTCATTTCTTAAGAGAAATTGCAACAGAGTTAAAAAAGATTCGCAAGGAAATCAACTACGCTAATACTAAGGAGAAATAATGCCAACACCAGAAGGTGCTATCACTAGCACAGAAACTTGGTCAACAACACCGGAAGAAGAAGTAACACCAGACCTAGAACTAATCGAGGAAGAAGTAACAGATGAAGATTAAAATAATTGATGAGCATAAACTTTCAAGAACCATTGCAGACCTTTTGATTGAATCAGAAGATTCAGAAAACCCAGACCCACAATACAATGCTTACAACTATGGTTTAATTGATGCACAAAGAGTTTTATCAGGTGTATCGGTAGATATCATTAGGGAATCTAGACCGAAATGATTTGCCACGACTGTTTAGTAGGCGGTGTATTAAACACCGAAGGCTACTACGATAAGGCCACAGACTTACACTACCAATGCGAGGATAAGGGGTGCGTATGTCAACACAAGGTTGGTCCAGGGTTGATCGTAAGAAAAGATTCACCGGTGCCACAGATGCGAACACAGTCCCCATAGGACCGATAGTCCTAGCTTTTGGTGGGGAAGTAAGAGAAGGTAAGTCCAGCTCGGTGCGTTGTGTATTGCACAACGACAGTAGGCGTAGTGCGGTAATCAATACGATAGATAATCTTTATTACTGCCACACCTGCGGTAAGGGTGGCAATGCAGTTAACTTGGTTTGTATATTAGAGAATATGGAGTTTAAAGATGGGCTTAAACGCGCAGTCGAAATTGCTGCAGGAAGCGGCGCAACGATACGCACTGGAAATAACTCCCGAAACTCTAGTCGCGCTCGCAGAACGTGGGATCTCTGAGGCAGTAGCAACTAAGTATCAGATAGGAACTATCGTTGACCCTATCAACGGACACGAGATGTATGAAGGATGGATATCTATCCCATATATAACGGTCAACGGGTCTTGTGTTGGCTTTAAGTTCAGGCGTCTTGATGATGGCAAGCCTAAGTATGGTAGTCCTACGGGCCAGAAGGCACACCTTTATAACGTTAAAGATATTACTATTAGCAGTAAGCATATTGTTATTACTGAAGGTGAACTAGATGCGGTCATTACTTCAGGAGTTCTAGGCATACCAGCAGTCGGAGTGCCAGGAGTGGCTGCTTGGAAGACACACTTTCCTAAGTTATTTAGCGGTTATGAAACTGTATATGTAGTCGGGGACAATGATGTCAAAGAGGATGGCTCTAACCCAGGAGCTGAGTTCGCTAAGCGTGTCGCAAACGAGGTGATGAACTCAACTATTGTTACACTACCACCTAGTATGGATATCAATGAC